GGGGCAGTATCGTAATCAATTCCAAAACCATCGTTTGCACTATTAAGGTGTGCATCATTTATTCTTATCTTATCAATACCACCAATGTTTGTACCGTGACCGATAAACATTGCACCCGTACCCATAGAATCATAACCTAAACTTTGTGACTGAACATACCCATTCGGAGATCTAAAATATCCAAAACCACCTGTAACCAAATGCGTCCCGACTACTTCAGATCTTATTTTCGCATCCCACTTAACACGCAATGCCCTACCGTCTGGTAATTGATATGTAGAATAGACATTGTTTACGGAGTCAAAAATTCTTAATGATATTTTATTTTTGTTAGCGGCTGGTGCGTCACTGTCATATATAACGTATTCTAAATTATCCGTCAGGGTTGCAAATGCTTTTATATATACCTTATCGTTTTCGTTCAGGGCAGGAGAAAATGTAATTGTTGTTCCACTAGTTGCAGTAAATCCACTAAGAACATTTGCATCATTTATCTTGACTTTTACAACTTGGTTGGGGTCATAATCAAGGTAATGAGTCGTCTGTGCATCAGTCGCAATAAAATTCGATACGACAGGAATCGACTGTCTAACATATTCTACACTTGGAACTGGATTTGCATATATCGGCGACAATGCACCGCCAGATTTTGGATTTTCAGTTCCATCGTCTGTTATAAATGTATCTGGTCCAGAAACATATTCTTCATACCTACGACCTGAAGTAAACCTTAAACTGCCAAAAAATCCTATAGTATGATCGCCAACACCGAAATCTGCTGCGAAACCCTGTCGAGCACCCAAATATACGGTGGTGCCGGTAACATATTCTAACAATTGGTTTGCAGTCGTATCAACTTTTTCGCCGTTTACATATAAACTCGTTTCTCCGCTGCTGAAATAAATCGCAATATGATTCCATTGACCAAATGATAAAACTGGTGTGTTGATTGTGGTTGCATCTCTGCCTTCGGCAGTTCCATCAGACTTTGATAAAATCAAATGTCCATCAGGATGTTGCGCCAATAAAGTTTTCTGCGCGCCAGTAGAAAGTTCGTTAAATGATAACAATCCCGATTCTGTCGCACTCAATGTCGTAATCGCAGTCGATTTTCTAAAATACCAGAAATCTATTGTCAACTCATCGCTTGTTAGGTGTTCTGCAAATTGTTTATCTATATCATCAGTCCTAAGATAACCGTGATTGGTATACAATGCCACCCCACCAACTTGATCTAACTTTGAAGAAAATCCATCTTTAATCCATTGTTCTGACATTTGGTGGCCAGGAATTATCAAACTATCACCTACATGATAATTCCTACCACCATTAGAACTAATTGATACTGCACAATTTTGAGTACCAGATATATCAATATCAAAAAGAGCCCCAGAACCCACACTGTTTTGTGGTTTTACTTTAGTTACGGAGTCTGCATTTAAGGCAGTACCTATAACATTTGTTATACCTGTTATACCACCCGCAACATCAACACTAGATATAACAAATGTTAAATTGTTGATAGAAGTGCCACCAAGTTCTGTACCGGCTATTGTTATTGTTTCACCAACAATATAATTTCTGCCTCGGTCAGTGAGAGCCGGATATCTTACATCATATGTCGTACCATTTTGTACCACATTGAATCGTGCATCGTATCCAGAACCGCCTGATAGGGCCGCGCCAAAGGTTACTTTATGTGCATCGGGGAGAACATATCCACTTTGAACACTAAATGTATCGATGACACCGCCGACAGCAATACCACTGACACTAAACAATACAATTCTTCCATCGTCATCAACAGCGTTTACAATAATAAACAACGTATTTGATGCATCCGTTCCACCCAAATCGCTACCCGCAATCGTAAACATATCCCCAACTTCATAATTGCTAGTAGGAGAAAGCGTACCCCCATCCATATCGCTCAATAAAACGGCCTGTTTATGTGTGTATGGTAACTGTGCATCAACATCCCAAACCGCACCTGTTCCATTTTTTGTGGTGGTGGTATATCCAGTAGAATTTATATCGGTATATACCGCGCCACCAGAAACACTAGTAACATCAATAAGAATATCATTCTGTCCATCTACCCCATTTCTTCCTAATTCACTACCAAGAATTTTCACTACATCCCCAACCACATACAATTGAGATGCGGTATTAGAGTTTGTAGTGACATTTAATGTATCAAGAGTTGTGTTCCATTCTAGGTCGAACAACAATCCAAACCCATGCCCCTGATCCAGAAATGCTTTTTGATCTTGTAACGTCACTGTCTGTGGAAAAATAGATGCAGAGTTTGCTGGCAAATTTAATGTGCCTAGTGTAATATTGACTGTAAGAATAGCTCCAGTTGCTGCATCAACGGATGCAACATCAAATTTTAAGTCGGAAAGATACCTTGATTCCGTTACAGAATTATGATTTAGGTTTATAAGCTCTGGTGTTGGATTCCGCACCGACATATCTTGACTTTTAAACCTATATGATTCTACACCACCCTTATCTGCTTGGTTTGCATAATATCCCCAATACGGTACATCATTTTTTAAAGTTTTTCTATCAAACGAATAAAAAGTTTCGAATCCATGTAAATAAAATACATCATCGCTGAGAGTATCCAAATTTTCTATGGATACCAGAGTATTTTTTGCATTAGATGGATAAGGAAGTGGATTAGTGCCATTGACATCTTGTTTATTATCATCATCCATTGTCGCAAGATCTATTTCAAAAATTGTTTCTGGATACTCACCTGCTTGTGGATTTTGTAAAAAAACAACTTCGTAATTTTCATTCTGACCTCTAATATCTTCAACCGTGGCCACTGCTCCCGAGCCACCAAGTCCATCTGCATTAAATTCTATATGTTCTCCGGTAATATATCCATCGCCACCAGAAACAATTTCTAAATTATCAATAGCACCTTTAGTTGTATGTTCAATAAATGCAGCAAACCCCTGGCCACTACCACTACCATTTGTGGCATAATAGTTTTGCAAACTAAGATTTCTAGGATAATTTGATCCGGGCGTTACAATATCAAATCCAGTTACGCAATTATAAAGAGCTTCCGTAAAATTAGTTCCGTTTTGTTGATCTACTCTGATTTCTTCTTTTGCAGTAAATTCTCCAACTACATTGGTAATATAATATTCTCTAAATTTATAATCGCCAAATGTTTTATCTTCATAACTTTGAACAGTTGCAGTCGCATTTGAAGTTGTTCCTGTTATTCGATATGGATCTGCAATTTTAGTTCCTTTTGGATTTTCTAATTCTGTTGGTTTTGTACGAACGCTTACAGTAGTTTCCCATTGGTTGTCACTTGTTTTGAAGGTAAAATCTTTTGGATAATAAAATTCTATATCCTCATTAAATAGGGCCCGAAACAAAAATCTATAAGAGTCTTCAGAACCTTTAGATTGATAAAATTCTTTCATAAATTTCAAAAAATTTGCCTGATTTGTATAACTACCTTTTTTCTCTTTCGATTCGCTTGCAACTTGGGCGATTGCAATATCACTACTATCAGTTCCAATAGGGGGTTTAAATGTTGAAAGATTAAATCGTACTTTGATTAAATCATTAATTCCATATGTGTACGGATCCGCGTTTCCATCTATAAATGTAATTTTATTGCCTGATAAACTATAATCGACATTTTCTGTCAATTCCGAATAATCACCTAGAGAACCTAATGGATCTTTATCAGGAGAGGTGAGAAATTCAGATATTTCTTGCGTATTTGTAAATCCACCACGGGCAGAACCATTGGAATTAATGAAAACTCTGATATTAGTTACAACAGTATCAAAATCACCGCCGAAATAATAGAAAGGATTAAAATAATCTAACTGAAAAACAGAAGAAACACCATCTGTTAGCCAGTGTTGATCGGACAAACTTTCTGTCGTAGTACCTGTATCAGATTCTTTATTCTTTTTTTGGTTTGTTTCAGTTGCGGCGGCTGTTGCAGATTTTATTCTAACTATGGTAGGCCACACTGACGCCAACTCATCCTTAAACATAGATGTGAAAATGTCGATAGTTTTGTCTATGTCTGCATAATTTTCGAGATTTGTTGTCCTATGCGATGGATTCGACTCTTCTGCCATCCACTCATAATATATTTCCAAAAATCTAACGAATATTTTATAATCATCGTCTGATGCAATATATTGCGGAAGTTGTGTCTTTATGCGGTCTGCGATATTAGATATGTTGTTTTTCTGCATCTTTAATATCCACCACCACTAGATCCAGAACTACCACTACTCGATCCACCACTACTTGATCCACCACTACTTGATCCACCACTACTCGATCCGGCATTACTACTATAGACTCTCGTTACAGAACTAGTGGGACCCACGGTAGAGGTTATAGATCCACTTGCTGTATTAAAACTAGTTTCTACACTTCTAGAAACGATTACTCTTTGAGTAGAAATTTCATAATTTTCATTGAAATCATCTGTGTCTGGCAACATGGTAATTTCTAATTCGTCAAGATCCAAATAAATTATCTGATTTCTAACAGGAAAGATATCATTCGACGCAGGATCGGCCACGATGCCTATAGAGTCCCCTTGTAGTACACTTGTGATTGATACACCGGACATTACTATAGTTCCGGTTGCATAATTTACAGTGCCGCTCAGCGTGGTGCTATATACCTTTGAGTTGTTTGCCGTAACGGTGTAAAACCTGAGAGTACCCAAACTATTATCATCGAGATAATAAACATCAGTTGAACCAGAAACATAAAATCCGTTAGAATATATAGTGCCCGGCTGCAGTGCATTACTAAAATTGTAAGTATATTCTGCGACTGTATTATATGTCACGGCCTGTTCATTTATAAGAGACATGGTTGTAAGGTTGTTAGTTATTGAAGCGTCCGTTTGGTCGATCGCGGCCAATAATTGTGAATACCTAAAATAACTGTTAAAGTCGTTTAGAAATTTTTTGTTATAATCTATAATTGAATTTCTAACTGAATTTTTTAGTTCGCTCTCTTCTATAAGAGTTGATTCATCGTCATATTTAACCTGAACAGTTAATTTTAGTCTTAGAAATTCTGGATCTATGATAACAGGTTTCAGAGATATGACCGAATAATTTTGAGTCAATTTTGTAATAATATCATCTTTTTCGCTAGATGACAAATACAAACCATTATTAGGTTTTATAGACATAAAAATTCTTCCGTATTGCGGTGGGTCGTTATCCTCTCCACCCCACACGTTCATAGATTCTGCCTGTGGAAATATTTTTGGAATAATAGTCATGTAATCTCTGGCTGTGACTGCTCTATTTTGTCCCTCAAAAGTTCTTGGTGCATAAAATTTAATAGATTCTACAGTTTCCTTATCAGCACCACCGAAAGTCCTACCGATAATTACCAAGTTATTTGGCGCAACGCTTTCGGGGGAGAGTCTTAGTCCATTAATACCTGACTTCCCAAGTAGAGACATTGTACCTGTGAGTCCGTTGACAACAGATCCATCTGTTATTAAATATGTCAAATTTATAATATTGCCAGTTACCAATTCTTTTCCTAAAACACCATCGCCAAACAATACCTCATATTTCTCATCGTTAGATTCTTGTAAAAAATATGCTTTTGTTATATCAGACAACCTCATCGTATCAGAGTTAATTTTAAATTCTTCGTAGTAAGAACTTTCTAAATTTTCACGAATCAATACTCTTAATGTACTTGTATCAACATTTGAATTTGATATTAAAAATTTCTGATTGGGGTCGGAAGTATCAACAGTATAATTTTCCGAAACCTCTATGCCCTGCACAACTACAAGATCAAATATCTCATATACATGTTTGTATTGTCCATCACCCAAGTCTTCGACTCTTTGCCTGTCAACCAATCGAGTGATATCTGGAACAAACCTATAATCGATTCCTAAATCAGTAAATTTAAAAACAAAATTTCTATCTATTTTCAGTACTGACAATTCTGAATTTGTTCTGCCGGTGCTGTTCGTTATTTCGAAAGTTGCAGAAATGGTAGCCCTTGCTGCTCTTGAGGATGTCGGTAGATAACCAAGAAGTTTTGCCTTGGATGCCACATTATTTCTCATTCTCGCAGTGTCCAGAAACATTTCGTTTGCGATCATATTAAGATAGAATGAATTATAATATGTATTATATGATAACAAGTCTGTCAAACTACTAAGTGCAGAACCTTCAAAATTATAATCAGTGAAAGTTTCATCTGCAGCCATATAATTGGTAATAGAATTTTTAATAGAATTAAAATCTAATTCTGATATGTTAATATTTTTTGGCATCTATCTTACTCTTTTTATTTTTAGGTTATATGTTAGAACCTCTGTCATTGGTATCACTCTATAAACAACTTGTATGTTTATAAGATTTTTATCGGTACTACCGGATGTAGCATTACCACCAACTATCCGCGCTTGTTTTTGGTCACGCAATGATATAGAGTCTTTATCTGGAGTCAAACTTACACTCATAATCGCAACTCTTGGTTCGTAATTAATCAATGCTGCTTTTATTCGTTCAGTTATATTTATTTCCAATGCGCTAGTACCATTTCCAAAATACGGGATCTGTTCAAATAAAGTATCGTAAATATTTCCGCCAAAATCGGGCTGAAATGGTCTCTCGCCTTTATTTGTCAAAACAATGTTTGCAATGCTTTGTTCAATAACAGGATATCGAGACCTTCTATGGTTGTCCACCAATGTACGAATATCAGTCTTTCTACCAAGAAGTTGTCTTTTGGTAAATTTTAAATCAAAGTCTGTATTTTTTACTGTGTCGGCGTATGCCATTTTTACGTTCCTATGGGTTTAAGTCTATTCTTGGGGCCTTAATTGTGGTATTACCACCACTTTTGGTATCAAGAGATTTTCCAATATCTGCATTCACCGCACCCGATACCTTTATATTGACGTCTTTATCTACAACAATATTTAGAGTACCGCGCACATATATGTTATCATTGCCAAAGACGATCTCATAATTATCTTTTATTACTTTTGTAACCATACTTCCATCTGGGTGCATTTCTTGGAATGTTCCAGTTCTATGTTCAAGATTTATTCTCTCAGCGCCTGGAGTATCATCAAATTCTTGGAGATGGCCGCTCTCAGTAAACAAGACTTTATTGTATGGATATTCGGTCGCATATGGTGATGCTGGTTCAGAAAATAATTCTGTTGTCACTTGCGTTTTATTTTTTTCCTCGACAGCGTATGGCTTCGGTGGTGGAGAACCGCCGCCTCCAGCCTGGGCGGGAGCAGTAGAATAACCATCCGTTGTAGTTTGTCCGGCAGCCTCGGCAGCGTCCTGTTGTGCCCTACTAGAAGAATCTTGCACAGAATCGGGTGCCTTTTCCCATATCACATCTCCATCTTTTAAATTGGATGTCTGTGGGCCGCCATCATCACCTGAAGTACCCGCCGTCGTTGCCCTAAAGACAGTCTGTTCGATATACGCAGATCCATCTGCGCCTTTCAACATACGCCGAGCATTAGTTTCATGTCCAGACATTTGATTGTTTACTTTATCTCTAACCGTACCCTTCGCTCCACCAGCGGCCGCATCTGACCGTCCATAATACTTTTCACCGACTCCACCGGCGTTGATTGCAGAATAAACTTCCAATCTACCATGACCCGCTACTACACCATGAGCCCGTAAATATTTTACCACTGCGCCGTTAGGCCCTAGTTGTGTATCAATTGATCGTTGTTTTGTACTAAAATCAACACCATGTTCTTCTGCCTGTGGTTCTCCAAATTGAATATATCCTCTGTGCGTACCCCATTTTGTCGTTGGGCCTTTTTTCTGCGGGTCGAGAGTTCCGCCAGTTTCATATGACATGACAGTACCGAGATCAAGAGCAGATATACCTAATTTCGCTGCGGCTGCGATTGTACCACTTCTAACAGTCCATGGCGGGCCGCCAGCGCCTTGATTTTGTTTTTCTAATTCTGTAAGTGCGGGAGATCTGACATAATCTCCTTCATTATAAGAATTTGTTGGTTTCCATTCTTCGATTTCAACGCTCGGTGGTGCGGATCCTGTAGAATTTGGCGTGGGTGTCATACCTTCCGATGGGTGTCCATATTTTTTCCCAACAGTAGTATCCACGGCGCTCGGGTTTGTGGGGGTTTGTGCCCCTGTTGCGGGATCTGGTACAACACCATTCCTTTTCAATTTTACAGAACCGCGCTCACCGGATGCCATACTAAAGTGCATTGCATCTTTTTTACTGTTCCAATCACCACCCCATCCGAGGCCATATTTTTTTGCGATCGATGAAGTGTTTGACGGCATGTCAGAAATAAAAGTATTACTATATGGATTTTCTTTTGGGTTGATATCAATCGCGGCACCAGAGGCATGATAACTCCAAGCGCCAGTTCCTGCCGCACTCTTTCTATGCACATATCCACCTATACTATAAATTGTATATCCATTGGGATGATTTGGTGCTGGAGTTTTTTCAAATTCATTGATAAACGCCTGAAAGTTGTCTGCATATGCAGTTGCAATATATGTGCTCTTACCATTTTTAGTTGTAATTTTTGAAAGTCTTTCGCGGTTTGTTGCATCGTCAGCTACTTCACCTTCGTTCATTGCCTTGCCGTGGTTAGAGTGTTGAGCGGTTCCTGCGCCTGCGCCGTTATCATCTCCAGCACCAGTATCAACACCAACACCACGGGCGTGTCTATTCACATCTGCCTCGTTTTTCGTGGAAGCGCCAGGCGTCCTCTCATCGTCAGATGGATAAAGTCCATCACCAGAACCTACAGAATCATTTCCAGGCTTTCCATACACAGTTCCCCAAATAATCGGGTCTTGTCCCATCTCACCATCTCTAAAAAATCCCATAACCCAAGAGCCCGGAAGTGCGCCTGTTGGTGACTGGCCAATACCAGAAATGGCGGCAGATGTAATAGGCATAAGTGCGGCACACCAAGGAAGTTCATTTGTTGGCAATTCAGATTTGTCATCTGTATGCCACCCAAAAATTCTAACTCTAACTCTACCCAAAGCCTCTGGGTCGACGACATCTTCAATAATTCCCTGCCACCAAGTTAAACCTTCTCGCCCTGTAAAATAATTCATTTACCACCTCCACCAAGATTAGATCTACCTATACTGGCCACATCACCTTGTGCTGTTGGCGGATCTGCTGGAAGTTCTCTGTTGAACGAATCTTTCACTAATTCCA